CTAAAGCCAACGTTCTCTGATCTTGTCTATTCGCTTTTCGACACCAAGTAAACGTATTCGCAGACGCACTTGCGCCAACACGTGAAGTGTGTTGGGTAACTGGCGAATTAAGCTCTGCTGCTCTTGTAATAACGGGGAAAGCTGACGCCGATAGAGCTCATGTCGAATTTGCCTGATATTTATAAGTCCTCTGCGTATGTCGTTCTCTGTCAACAAGCGAGAATACTTATCTGGGCATGGTTTATGGTAATGAACTACGAACATCACTCCTCCAAATTAATACACGCTTACCCTGCCTGACGGCAGATTCAATCTCCATACATGGAGAAACATCTTGATTGAGTTTTTCAAGGCTATTGATGATCAAAACATGGTTACTGATACTGGCCTGTGCCGTCTGAACAATCTTATGTTTCATCGTTCGACTCAACTCTTGCTTACCAACACAATCAAGCGCCATACGAGACAACTCACCGGAATAAATGGCGTTATCCACTGCCCGTCGCAACAAAGTTGCTTCAGTTTCGTCAGGGGAATATGAGCTGTTACTACACCCAGTCCTATAAGTAACACGTTCACAATGGAGTGATTCCCACTTATTTTTGAGATCGTAATGAGCTCTGTACAGCTGAGAACATGGGGTTGCTCGGGGTTGAGTTTATTGCGAAGCATCGTCGCATTCATTCCAAGACGTTCTGCTAGCTGAGCCATGTTTTCCGTTCTCGCAAAAGCACAACACGCTTCGTTAAATGCCTTTTGCTTAGAACCAAGAAAGTCGCACTTTAAGTCAATGTCGTTCATAGCGAATACTCAATTGAAGAAAAGCGGTACGAAAACAAAACCCCACCAAAGAATGTTTATCCACAACGGACAACATTCTTTGGTTGGAATTAAATAAGACAAGCGCATGATGACCTATCCCATTCGTTGCAACGTTTCTCTTGTTGCCATTTCAAGTAACTCGACCATATTGATTAAAGGAGTTTCTTTAGCTTTAGCTTTAGCTTTAATGGGTAAGCGACCGTCTGAGACCCAATCCATGATGGTGCGTTTGGGCATACCAGAGAACTGAGAATACTGGTCGTAAGTCATATACGGGGTATTTAGGACTACTTGATATGAAAGCATAGTGGTATCCTTGTAAGTGATTGAATGATAATAAACGATCTAGCGAGTCACAGCTCATAACTAGTTCGTATGCGAGAGATTATTGATCGTATATGCGAAAAAAACAAGATCAGCTATCCGCTTTTGAATATCAAGGTGGAAAGCATGTCACAGAAAGATTATGTAAGGCACTGGATGCAAAGAACTTAAGTGAGCTTTCGACCATCCTAAATATACCTACTTCGACTATGTCTACGTGGCATAAGCGCAAGCTATGTCCTTTCGAAGTAGTGCTTAGAGCTCATATGTATACAGGCGTGTCGGTACGTTGGTTAACGCTTGGTGAAGGTGAACCCTTCCCGAATCGAACGGAGCGGACTGAATCTAACCTCCTTTTCGAAATCGACTCGCACAAAATTCTTAATGGCGAGCTAATTCCCCACAAAGTTCTCATTTTCGACAAAACCATATTAGATGACACTTCAGTCACTAACATTATGGCCATTCGCGATGGCGAAAAGACTTACATCATTGATAAAGACACACATCAAGCTGTAAGAGGAACTTATCTAGTCAATATTGACGGCCTTCTATCACTGAACGAGCTCCAGCGTTTACCGGGTAAGAAACTGGCGATTAGCTTTAATGACTCAACTCTTACAGTTGAAGAGGATGAAGTTAAGGTTGTTGGTAGGGTTGTGTTGGTGGTTGATAAAGTATGAAAAACAATATGAAATCAAGTTAAAGAATGTCTACTGATTTGGGGCTATTCAGATCCCTTAGTGAAATTCTGAGTTCTACTTCGAACTAGCAGTATATTTGAATGTTGCAATAAGCCTGCGCTTTTTTGACAGCCTCAGGTAGACCATACCTCGAAGTCCACTATTTGATCCGGTAACTCGATGATGGTCCTGTTACCTCGCTGTTGTCACCGTCAGGTCATTTGTTTTTACTTGCAACTGAAAAGTCTGAGCATGGTGGCCCACCAATGAAACCCGTAAGTGCTTCTTTCTTAGCTTTTGTTACCAGTTCAGTTAAATGGTTGGCCTTTTCACCAGTTACGAGATCATCTATTGAACCAAGGTAGTAACCATATTTTGGCTCAGAAATGCCCATTTGTTCTCTGGAGTAGTAATATGCGTCTAGAAGAGGTTTATGGCATTCGTTGATAAAACGCACGTCAAAACCTGAGCGTTTGGAGCCTAAACCTAAGAATCCCCTACCAGAGAAAAATGAGAAAATTATTGGTCGTTGTTGAGCCGACAAATGAGAGCCTTTCTTAATTGCCAATTCTATCATTAACCAACTCGCCATATTAAATTATAGCTATGGAAGCTAAAACAGGATTCTACTTTAGATAGACGGTTTGAGGGATTGTTTTAAAGTCGCGACATAAAACATTGCAGTACATATAAACACATTCATACTGTATTTATATACATAAAACGAGCTAACTATGTCTATCCGAAACTTAAGAGATGGTTCTAAGAAGCCTTGGTTATGCCACTGTTTCCCAAATGGTCGTGACGGAAAAAGAATTCGCAAGCGATTTGCGACAAAAGGCGAAGCTGCTGCGTACGAGAACTTTATCCTACAGCAAAAAGATGAAAAACCATGGATGGGTGAAAAACCAGATCACCGTAGGTTATCAAAGTTGATAGACCACTGGTTTACACATTATGGTGCGACCCTAGCAAATGGGAACACTATTCATAGCAAATTTCTCCAAATGGCTGATGCTATGGGGAATCCGGTTGCTTCTACATTTTCATCTAAGGTTTACTCGGAATTTAGAAGCCAACGTATGGTGGGTACCATCAGTTTTGTCGACTCACGATGGCAAAAAGGTGCACCAAGTATAGCGACTCTTAACTCAGAACTCGCTAGATTCAAAGCAATGTTTAACAAGCTCAAAGAACTGGGGAATGGAAAGGCCCAAACCCGTTAGAAGAAGTAAAGCCATTCAAAGACCATGAGCGTACTATGGCGTTCTTGCCGAAAGAACAAATCACGCTACTCCTTGAACACGTAGCGAACCATCAACGTACGGATATGCTCAAAATAGTCCAGCTTTGCCTGTCTACTGGCGCCCGTTGGAATGAAGCTGCTCAGCTGAAAGGTTCCCAGCTTAGTAAGTTCAAAGTGACGTTTACTAACACCAAAACAAAGAAGAATCGCTCTGTGCCCATCTCTGAAGAACTTTACCATGAAATCTATAAACCAACCTCAGGAAAGCTGTTTGAAGAATGCTACACACCGTTCTGCTACATCCTCAAGAACAAATTAGAAATCGAGCTTCCATCAGGTCAAGCATCTCATGTATTGCGCCACACGTTCGCTAGCCACTTTATGATGAACGGTGGCAACATTCTGGTGCTGAGAGATATTCTAGGCCACGCGGATATCAGCATGACGATGCGTTACGCCCACTTCGCACCTGATCACCTTTCGGAAGCTATAACCCACAACCCACTCACCAATTTATAGCTACATTTCGTCAAAAAAATTTTTTTCTGCTGCCACTTTGCTGCCACTTCGCAATTTTTAGGCAAAAAAAGAGCCGCAAAAAGCGGCTCTTATTAATTCGTATTTTCCGAAGTATTCGATTATTTATCTTTACCGAATACGTTGTTCTCTTGCTCTTGTACACGGATGAAAGTCGTACGCTTCGTTAGCTCTTTAAGCTTTGCTGCGCCTACGTAGGTACACGTTGAGCGTACACCACCAAGGATGTCAGAGATAGTGCCGTGAACGCTGCCGCGGTATGGCAATAGTACGGTTTTACCTTCAGCTGCGCGGTACTTGGCTACGCCACCTGAATGCTTGTCCATTGCAGACTGTGAAGACATGCCGTAGAACTTCATGAATGTCTCGCCATCTTTTTCGATAATTTCACCGCCTGACTCTTCGTGACCAGCTAGCATACCGCCAAGCATAACGAAATCCGCACCGCCACCAAACGCTTTAGCAACATCGCCAGCACAGGAACAGCCACCGTCACCGATAATCATACCGCCTAAGCCGTGCGCAGCGTCACCACATTCAATAATTGCTGAAAGCTGAGGGTATCCAACACCAGTTTTAACGCGGGTAGTACATACAGAACCTGGACCGATACCTACTTTAACGATGTCTGCGCCAGCGAGGATAAGTTCTTCACACATGTCGCCAGTCACAACGTTACCAGCAGAAATTACCTTGTCAGGGAATGCAGCACGTACTTTTTCTACGTACTCGACTAAGTGCTCTGAGTAACCGTTGGCGATATCAATACAGATAAAGATAAGGTCATCACTCAGATCCATGATGTCCTTTGTTTTTTGGAAATCAGCTTCTGAAGTGCCCGTTGAAACAAACACATTGTTCAGTGTGTTCTTGTCTGCTGATTTTACGAATTCAGCCCATTGTTCTACTGTGTAATGTTTATGGATAGCCGTCATTACACCATGTTCAGCTAGCGCTTTCGCCATTGCGAAACTACCTACAGAATCCATGTTTGCTGCAATCACTGGGGTACCAGACCATTGACGACCGCTATGCTTAAATGTAAACTCGCGGGTTAATTCAACTTGAGAACGACTTTTAAGAGTAGAACGCTTCGGGCGAAATAGTACATCTTTAAAGCCTAACTTAAGTTCTTGTTCGATACGCAT